AAAAAATTAAAAAGTTAGACCATTCTAATAATCTTGTAGGTAAACTTAAACAAGAATTTTTAATAGAATCTGATGAGTTAGAAAAACATACAGAATTTTTTAATAATGTTATAGCTAGATATCTAGATACTGATTTAAATAGATCATTTAAAAGTTTAGCACCTGGTACAGGCTATGGTATACAATACAAATCAGCATGGATAGTCAGGCAGTTTGCAGGTGAATATAATCCTGCACATATACATACTGAGTGTAGTATGTCTTGCGTTGGTTACCTAAGATTACCTGAGAATATACAGGAAGAGTGGGAAGAAGATTATAAAGATCACTATCCTGCTAATGGACATATAGAGTTTTTACATGGCTCGTCTGGTAAGATGCATCAACATACTTTAATGGTAAAGCCTACAGTTGGTGACTTTTTTGTATTTCCTGCTGACCTTATACACATGGTTTATCCTTTTAAAAGTGAGGGTGAAAGAAGATCATTTAGTATGAACATCGAAGTGCATCAAGAAAAATTAGATAAGGATGGAAACCCAGTAGAAATACCTAAAGCAAAAGAAGGACATATTGCAGGTGGTTTTGACCTTGCATAATTAAAATAAATATAATATAATACTCTAACCTTTTTAGGAGAACAAAATGGAGTCACAAATAATATCCCTACTTTTAAGTAGAGAAAACTTTGATAAGGCAAAAGCCCTTGTCACAAAAGATATGTTTGATAAAAAATATAAAACTATCTTTGATGCAGTAATGCATTATCATACTAAGTATGAAGGTGATCTATCGAAAGATAATCTTTTTATAGTACACAAAAATTTATATCCTGCCATGCCAGACTCTACTAGAGAGTTAGTAGAAGATGCAATAAAAGATATACCAGAAGACATAGAGGGTGATCCTCAATTTGTAATGGACACACTTACAGAGTTCTGGCGTAGAGAGATGGCAAGGAAGGTAGGCGAAACAGCCATTGATATATGGAATGGCGATTCAGCTAACTTTGGTGATCTACGAATGATGATTGACCAAATAATAAATCAAGACTCGGCTACTGGTATTCTGTCTATGCAAAGGGAAGAGACAGATGTTGAAGAATTGTTTCAAGACTTTGAGGCAGACCCAGACTTCCCTTTTCCAATAATAACATTATCTGATGAGGTAGCAGGTACATACCGAGGCAACCTTGGTATTATCTTTGCTAGACCTGAAAGTGGTAAGTCATCTTTCTGTGCTTTCTTAGCTGCAGAAGCAATACGCAAAGGCAACACTGTTGGATACATAATGAATGAAGAGACAGCCAAAAGAATGAAGTCAAGAGTTCTAACTGCCTACTTCAATGTACACAAAGAAACCTACATGCAAGAGATAGAAACTATAAAAGAAGTTTACAAAAATGAAATAGAAGATAGACTTTTTATTATGGATTCTGTAGGCTCAGACATATCAGAGATAGACCAGTTTGCAAAACTAAATAAAATTGATGTACTGTTTGTAGACCAGTTAGACAAGGTGAAGGTAGGTGGTGAGTTTAGTAGAGGTGATGAAAGATTGAAAGAGCTTTATGTAAATGCAAGAGAGATAGCCAAAAGAAATAACTGCATGGTGTGGGCTGTGTCTCAGGCAAGCTATGACGCACACAATCGTCAGTTCTTAGACTTTGCTATGCTTGATGGCTCTAAAACTGGCAAAGCAGGTGAGGCTGATATAATTATAGGCATAGGAAAAAATCCTGGTGAGGATGATGATACTAGGTTCTTATGTGTTTCTAAAAATAAAATCTCAGGGTGGCATGGTCACGTAGTTTGTGAGATAGACAAACTTACTGGGAGGTACTACGAATGATTTTAACATTAGATGTAGAAACTACTTTTATAAAAACAGACAAGGGTTCTGATCCGTCACCCTATACTAGAGGTAATCAGTTAGTGTCTGTAGGTTTTAAAGAAGATGATAATCCTGTACAGTATGTATGGTTCTATCACTCAAAGAAAGACCCTACACCAAACAACATGAAGATAGTACAAGACGCACTAGACAGAGCAGACGTACTGTTAGGTCACAATATAAAATTTGACTTACAGTGGCTGTTTGCATCTGGCTTTACATATGATGGTCCTGTCTACGATACCATGGTGTTTGACTATGTGTGGGCTAGAGGTGTTAAAGTACCTCTTAGTTTAGATGAATGTTGTCGTAGGCATAAAACGTCAACTAAGAAAAAGAAAGAAATTTTAGAAAACTACTTGAAAGAAGGTATAGGATTTGATATAATACCTGCAGACATAGTAGAAGAATATGGAATCGCTGATGTGCAGTCTACCTATGAGGTAGCTGTTAGTCAGTCTAAACAAGAAGGAAAGAGCATTGAGCAGATTGCAGCCTACGTTGTACCTGTCTTTTGAGGTAACAAAAGTTTTAGCAGGTATGGAAAGAGACGGCATCAAGATAGATCGTCAAGCTCTTAACCTTGTTAAAGATGAGTACACAAAAGAACTAGAGGAACTTGGTATATTTTTAAACAAAGAAATAGCTAGAGTTATGGGTGATACACCTATAAATTTATCTAGTCCAGATGATAGGTCTAAGTTATTATTTTCTAGGGCAGTCAATAATAAAAAGACTTGGACAAATGTTTTTAACCTAGGCTACGAAGTTAGAGGTAACACAAAGAAACCAAAACGTAGAGCCTACATGACTGATGCACAGTTTAAAAGGGCAGTTGTAAACAACACTACAGTGCAATACAAGACAGAGGCTACTAGATGTAACCCTTGCAAAGGTTATGGCAAGGTAGCTAAAAGGAGAAAGGATGGTTCGTGGGGTACTGCTAGATATATATGTAAATCTTGTTCAGGCACTGGTATACAATATATGCCTACAGGACAGGTAGCAGGATTTAAGTTAGTACCATTAGATACAAAAGCATGTAGCAGTGCAGGATTTAAGACTGATGCAGATGCTTTGTCTTTGTATTATGAGAGAGGTAACGAAGAGGCAGTTGCATTTATAAAAGCCTACCTTAGATACAACGCTATCAAGACATACCTAAAAACTTTTGTAGAAGGTATAGAAAAAAATTTAGATTACTCAGACAGAATACATCCTCAGTTTATGCAGTGTGTTACAAGCACAGGCAGACTGTCATCTAGGAATCCTAACTTTCAGAACATGCCTAGAGGTAAAACATTTCCAGTGCGTAGGGCAGTTGTTTCTAGGTTTGAAGGTGGTAAGATTCTTGAAGGGGATTACGCACAGCTAGAGTACAGAGTAGCAGGTTACCTTAGTCAAGATAAGCATGTATACGAAAATGTCAAGGGTGGTGTTGATGTACACAACTTGACTGCTACGATTATAACTGGTAAAGATAAAGAAGACATTACGTCAGAAGAAAGACAAAATGCTAAAGCACATACTTTTGCACCTTTGTATGGTGCTACTGGTATGGGTCTACCTGAACATGTACACAGATACTATTATCAATTTACGGAAGTGTATCCTGGAATTGGTGAGTGGCATGATAGGTTGGCTCAAGAGGCTTTGAAGTATAAAGTTGTGAGTCTACCTTCTGGTAGGGAATACAGATTTCCCTATGTAAAGAGAACAGCTAGAGGCATTACACATGGGACTAGCGTAAAGAATTATCCTGTACAGGGGTTTGCGACAGCAGATTTACTTCCGTCTGCTCTAGTGCTTACCTTCGAGGAGTTTAAGAAAAAGAAACTTAAATCCCTGCTTTGTAATACAGTACATGATAGTATAGTGGTGGATGTACATCCTGATGAAGAGGATCAAGTGATTGAGACTGTCAAAGAATGTATGCTCTCCATCCCTCAGCAAGCCAAGAGAAGATGGGGCATTGAGTATGATATGCCTGTAGGCATTGAGATTAAAATCGGAAGCAACTGGCTAGATACTAAAGAAATTTTTTCTAATTAATGCTTGCAATTAATTTAGTTCTAGTATACAATAGTAAGATTGTGCAACTCATAAGGAGTAATATATGACACAACTAGCGACTACCGAGAATACAGACCTCGTAATTCCAGATAATCTGGATAAATTGTCTGTAGATGAACTAGCAAATTTGCTTGGTCAAAGGGATGGGATGGAGTCTCAGTCCTCTGGCGATTCGTTTGCTAGATTGTCAATTAACCACTCACCAGAAGATGATGCAGGTAATACATTACCTAGAGGTCACTTCGCATTATACAATCCAAACACTAAAGAAAAAGTTTTTGGTAAAGATGTGACTTTAAGAGTTTTCGTGAGAAGGTTTATGTACAGCCTATGGGACAATGAGCAGGGTGCATACTCTGTTCGTAGTACTCAGCAAGCTAAACTTAATGATGTCTTCCCAGATAACGAAGGCGGATATAAGTGTGGTAAACTAACTCGTAAAGAAATAGAAGAGTTAGGTGCTGATTCTCCAGAAGCTGCTGCATCTGCTATGGTTAAATGTAATCAAGTACTATACGGATTAGTATCTATTGCTGATGGTAAAACTGCAACAGGTGAAGATGCTCCTGTAACAGATGTGCCAGTAGTATTCTATGCTAAGGGGGCAAGCTTTACTCCTATATCTCAATT